CCCCCTACGAGATAGACGTCGTCATTCCTGAGAAGCGTGTTGGCATAGAGTACAACGGTCTTTACTTCCACAGCGCACTGTTCAAGAGCAAGAACTACCACTCCAATAAGTCACGAATGTGTCAGGACGTCGGTGTGAGGCTCATTCACGTGTTCGAGGATGAGTGGAGGGACAAGAGGTCAATATGTGAGTCTATTATTGCGCACAAGACGGGCATGACCAGAAGGTCTATTGGAGCAAGAGAGTGTGAGATCGTGACGGTTAATGCTGCGCAAAAGCGGGCATTCTTCAATGAGACGCACATAGATGGAGATGTGAAGTCGTCTGCGTGCTTTGGGCTGCAGGACAGTGACGGCAATCTAGTGGCGTGCATGTCTCTTCGTCGTCCTCTACACAAGAAGTTTGTCGGACACCTCGAGATCGCCAGGTACAGCACGTGCCTCATGACCAATGTCGTGGGAGGTCTAAGCCGACTCACTTCCGCTGCAAGAAAGTACGCGAGAGAGGTGGGTGCCTCGAAGCTCATGACCTACGTCGATACCAGGTGGGGCAGCGGCGACGGATATGTCAAGTCAGGATGGCAGCACGTGGCAACAACTCCAAACCGCTTCTGGTGGACGGACGGTCGAGTTAGGATCGACAGGTTTAAGATACGCGCTGACTCAGACCAGGGACTCACAGAGCAGCAGGTCGCAGACCTGCACGGCGTAGTAAAGATCTGGGGATGTCCTAATCTTCTTCTAGAGCTGGCTGTCTAAAATTTAGACTGCTCCTAAAAAACAAGCAGAGATGTGAGTCCCTGCTTGCTCCATCTCTTGGCTATTTCAGACCTATCAGACCACCGCGCCCTGGTTTGTGACCACGAAGTCCAGAGAGATGAACTCAAGGGACCGTGTGGGCTGGAGGTAGATCTTGCCGCGGATCGTGTTGTTCTCCACGTCGGCCTGTGTGGTCGTTGTGGTGTCGATCTGCACTCTGTATCGATCGAGGCCCCTCTGTGCCTGGATCTGCTGGAGGGCCGGATTGACGGCCGTCGAGAAGCGGGAGAGTGTGGACTCCCTGTTGGGCTCGAAGATGAAGGTGTTGGCGATGCGGCGGACGCGGCGTCGGACCTCGATGAGGAGGCGGCGGACGTTCACCCGGTCGAGGGCGCTCTGCGCTGCGAGAAGCGTCTTCTGACCGAACACCACGACGCCGTTCGTGTCAGCGAAGCTCGTGAGAGGATTGATGTCTACCTCGTAGAGGTCATCGAGGTTCGTGCGGTTGAGCTTCACCTGGGTCTCCAGCACACGGGGGAGTGCGCCGCGGGAGAAGCCGGCGGGAGCGAACCACGGGTGGGCGACGGTGTCGTTGAGGGCGAATGCTCCCAGGACGGCGACCGAGGGTGGGATCACAACGTTTGTGAGTGTTGCGGGGTCCTGCATGACTACGTCGGGGTAGTAAGCAGCGGCGAAGCTCGTGTCCAGGTTCCTGTTGGCGAACTCATTGATCGTGTACTGGACGCTTGGGCGCTGGATGGAGAGGGATCCTGTGATGAATTCATCAGTCTGGTCCTTCTCCTCGACGTCCATGATGTAGAGGGCGTCGAACCGGTTCTCGACTGCAGCGATCGCGTAGTCGGTGACAGAGCTGTGACGTATTCCTGGAACCGCGAGGAGCTGAATGTCGACGTCGCTCTTCTCAGACATCACGTCGATCGCCTTGCGGTAGGCGTTGAGAGTTGGTCCGTCTATGCCGCCCTGACCCTGTATGCTGTCAAATTCGCGTCGAGCGGCGATATCCGAGAGCCTTGACTTCTGGTGATCGAAGATGTTGACGCCGTCGAATCCTCCCTGCATAAAGAAGGAGAACTTGAGGTACTTCCTTGAGGGGAGGTGACTGAAGTCCTTGACGGGATCAAGGAACCTCGTGTTAGAGTCGGTGTAGACTGTGCCGTCGGAGGCTGTGAGGGCTGTGAGCTTCACACCGTTCCTGCGGTAGGAGGCAATCTCCCAGCGTCTGTCATCAGGCTTGTCGGCGGATGATGTTGCCACCTGGACGTTCTCGAGAGAGAACAGATTGTTCTGGAACGCGTCGGAATCGAGGACCATGCCGCCGTCCGCGACCGCACCTGCGGTGTCTCCGATCATGACGTTCCGGAAGTTCGTGTGGTACATTGGGAAGTACTGTGTGTAGGAGACGCGGGAGAGATCAGGTCCAACGTTTCCGTTTGGATCTGGAAGGCTGCTCTGCATCTCGAACTGCACGCCCCATGTGAGGGCAGCGTTGACGCGCCGGCTGATTCCTGTTCCCTTTCCGATGTTCACTCGGTATGGGACTGGAGCGACCTGAGCTGCCTGGAGGTTCGTCACGTCAATTCCGTGATCGAGCGTTCCTGTCACATAGCCTAGGAGCGGAGCATTTCCGCTGGAGTCAGTTCCCGACGTGAGGAGGAAGTGGGGACCCCGGAAGCCGAGCGGGAGAGCGGTGCTGTCGATTGACATTGTGTCGACGTCCGCGTCCATCTCGACCCTGACATACTTGGAGGCGTTCGGGTAGGAGCCCTCAACCCGAAGCTTCTGGGCGCCGCGCTTCTGATCGAAGTCGTAGTAGATGTGCTGGTCACCAATGATTCTGGCGATGTAGCGATCAGATGCGGGATCTAGTGAGAGAGACCTGAATGACTCGAAGACGACTGGATTCTCGTCAGTGTCATAGAAGCTCCTGATAAGGACATCGAACGTTCCGTACGGGCTGTTCTCATTCTTGGTGGCAGAGATGTTCTCAATTGTGATCTTGAATAGATCGTTTGCAGACCGACCGTCATCAAGTGCGTGGAACCTGAAGAGATTCTTTGGCTTACCGCCGAACTTCTGAGACACAACGAATGGAGAGAATGCTGTGGAGTAGCGATCCTCAAATCCCTCATAGTTGGGAAGTGTTGTTGTGCCGCTGTTGTGAAGCTGAGATCCTGTGAGGAGGAAGGCTGCCTCAATGAGACCAACACCTGCAGGTGAACCTGTCTGCTGGCCCGATGATGTGACAACAGCGTAGGATGGGTAGACGTCCCAGCTCGTGTAGAGGTAGTGTCCTGCCTCCTCCATCTTTTGAGGATCAGTGTTGAGGACTCTAGCAAAGTACTGTGCAGAGTTGGGATCGAATGATGCTGTGATGACGTTGGAGTGCCTGTCAGTTGGCTCGAGCCCATTGAGGAAGAGGATGAAGTCCGATCTTCCGTCATTGATGTCAACAGTTCCAAGGTGTGCTCCAGCATCTCCGCTGACAGTGTCAGACGTGAAAGAGCCCGAGGAGACGAGAGTGTTGTTTGGAGAGTTGTTAGTAGAGAAGGATGATGAGAGAGAGGCGATGACGCCTGATGCCACCATTAGGACACCGCGAACAATTGGCATCGAATCCTTGCCTGTGATACCGGCGTCAGAGAGATATGTTGAGCCATTTGACTCTGACATGAGGCATCCGAGGAAGTATGTTCTGCCTAGCTCTCCGTTGTAACCTGCCTGTGCAGATCCTGCATACTCATTTTCACCAAGATCTCCTGTTGGCTGAACCTGCTTGGATCCAACAACAAATCCCGCGTAGCTCACCTTTCCTGAGTTTGCCGTTCCATCATCGAGCCGCTTGGTTCCATTTCCAACGCCAAGGACCCTGATGTATGTTCCTGCCCGGGCATTCTGAAGCCACTCGTACATTGCAAGGGGACCAAACTTCTCACCGTCGGACTCTCCGAACTCCGCGACGAAGTCCTGATATGTTGCGACAGTGACTGGAACGAAGGCACGGCCCTTTTGAGCAGTGCCAACGACTCCTGCTGGAATTCCCTGGGGAGTAACGTTAGCGGGTCCGCTAAGGTCAATTTCCCTTGTGCTCACACCTGGACTTTTGAATGTCAGCTCAGCCATTATTGTTGCTCCTAATTTCTATGATCTTGCTATAGGTATTCATCACTCGAAGGACACGCCGCTGTTCGTGATGATGAAGTCGATGGAGATGAACTCCACGGCGCGTGTGGGAACGACGATAATGCGTCCGTTCATTCTGTTTGCCTCTACATCAAGAGATGTGTTATTGGTCGCATCACAGATGACTCTGAACTGCTCGATTCCTGCCTGAGCCTGAACGAGTCCTAGGAGTGGAGTGACCTGATTTACAAACTTCTCACGAGTTGAAGCATCATTCTGCTCGAAGAGGAGCTTCTTGGCGACTCCTGAGACGAGACGCTTCACCTCGAGTAGCATGCGCCTAACATTGACCCTATCAAGAGCAGACTTCGCCTGCTGAAGGGTCTTCTGTCCGAAGATTACGAATCCACTCGAGGGGAACGTTGCTATGGGATT